CGCAGTAGCCATAGCTGAACTAAGAGTACTACCTGTAAAACTAGTAGTCCCAAATACACTAACTAACGTAGCATCTCGTGCCGCCACCCAAGCATTGTTGGCTGCATTTCTTGTATAAATCTGACCATCATCTGTGTCAAACCAGATATCATTAAGTTGTAAGGCATCACCGTTTGGTCGAGCACTAGGTGCACCAGAACTTTTTATAATTGTAGCGGCTGTTGCACCCGTCTGTAACAGATTATATCCAGGTAGATTAGAAAGCTCTTCACTCAAAAGGCGCATAGTAGCCCCTATGTCTTCTACGGTTGTAGCACTAGCCATATTAGACCAAGGTCCTGGAACGCCTTTGGTACTTATATAACGAACCCAATAGTAATAAGTTCTATCATATTCTGTACTAGTGTCAGTGTAAGAAAACCCACCTACACCACCAGCTAGTGGTCCTGCAGCGATTGCACTGCTTAAATCTTCTGTTTGGGATCTCCAGATTTCTGTACTCGCATGGTTGCCATATGGGGGATTAAAAGATCTAGAAGTGTGCCAAAACAAAGCAATATCTTTAAACAAAGTTTCTGCGCGCAGGTTTATTGGAGTCGGCGGCACCTCTACATCACCTGGTAGTTCGGATATAGGTCCGAAACCTGTTGCGCCAGTGTTAGGGTTGTAGGGAGATTGAGCTAACTGGGTTGCAAGACCACTTTCTATAAGTTCGCGTAAAGTTACGGCTCTGTCTATTGGGTCACCCCTTCTGCCTAGTCGCACTTCGACTGCTTCTTTTATAGATTCTAAAGCAAGTTTAGTTTCGGGATCTGTTTTTGCCGGTATATTCTTAATGGCTGGAACTTTAGTCTCAGGCATTAGATCCCTCTTAGTTCATCTATTGATTCAGCAATACAAACTTCGTTTACCACTTTTGCAGAAGACACTTCTACTGCAAAGTCTTTATTCATGCTAGCCGGTAGTCTTACAACTGGCTCTTGAATAGTTACAGCACTAAAACTTGGAGTAGTACCAGTTACGGTAAAGGCGCTGCCTGCAGCTGCTATAACCGCGTGGTATATAACAGAACCATCTCCATACACTTTTACTGTAACAGGAAAAGCTTCTGCATCTACTTTTAAAAAGCCCATGCTTGTAGGTTTAGGGGGAACAAAGTCTTTAGACTTCCAAGTATAAGTTTGATCTGTTGAACCACCTTGAAATTTTTTAATTTGATTGGCAATAATTAAATAAGCGTTACCATCATCGGGGTCAGTAAATGTACCTCTTACAAGTGCGCTGGCAGTTAATGTAGTAAAACCTTTGGTTTCTGCTCTTGGATCAAATATAAATCCACCAAAACCAGAACCGGTGCTATAAAAACCTAAGTACCTACCTTTCCACAAAGTAGCGTTAATTGTGCTTGGGTAATACTGAGCTTGCCATTGATCAGGGGTAATTACTCCTTCTGTAATAACTCTTACGTCAGTTCCAGCGGCTGCAACTAATCCGTCAGGTCCAGCGTATACAACTACCGTTCCCATATCTACCATAGATGTTTTACTTAAACATGCCTGCGTTGATTCTACTTTCATAGCACTCATAGACCCTGGATCAGTACCAGCTACTAAATAAGGGCTAGCTTCGGTAGTAACAACAAGCCCATTTCCAACTGCGGCTAATCCAACAATTGGGTCTTCTAAAGTTATTCTGTAACTAACAGGCCAAGCATAAGGCAAAAACCTTTCAGAAAAACACAAACGTTTGCCCGTAAACCCTGCTAATATGCCGTTTGGCATGGCGGTTAAACCTTTCATGGGGCCATCAGGGTATGTAGAACTATCATCATCTGGCGGTGCAATCCAAAAAGTAGAAGGGATTATTTCTGCTAACTGATTGTTGTTAGACGTGTCTGTGTAAGTAGTAGTTGACATAGCTATTTCTGCAACAAACTGAAAAGCTGTTGTATTAGAACCAGTATTAGATCTGTATATACGTTTAACAGCGCCCGAACCTAAATTAGAATTTGATTTGCTTGTACTAGTTTGTAAATTACTTAACACCACACTAGCATTGTCATCTGTTGTAACTACAGTAGAGGCAGCAGACGGGGGCCCTTCTTCGCCGTACGCACTTACAAAAGTGTAGACATAAGAAGTAGAAAAATCGGGTAGTTGGTCTGAAACCGCACCAAAAGTAGCGCCGTTAGAAATGGTGCCAGACGTACTTGCACCCGTAGCTGCAATAGCAGGTTCTACCGTTAAAGTTGTTGCACTTGGTACTGTAGCTATTTTGTGTGTTTGATTTATATCATCTGCGGGTACAGCATTTTGAGCACCAAAACCTGCAAGCGTTACGTACTGGCCTACGGCTGCACCGTGGTTACTGGCCGTGGTCACTGTCAGTACTGACGAACCATTGACCGTGGTTACCGTAGCGTTAATAGGTGTTCCCGATGAAACGGCGACGGTCGGGGCCGCTGTTGGTGCTGCAACTCCTAACCTAAAAAATGCGTTAGGGTATACAGTTCCCCCTATAACTTGATTGCTTCTGCCCATGCGTGGAAAAGCTTGACCAGTCCAATAAACAGTGTTGTTTGTATCACCTGCTATAGGCCCAGGTACAACATCTACGTCTTCATCAAACTGTAGCCATTGTGTATCTGTGTATTTGTAAACGCTTTTTCTATTAGAATTAGATAAAGTGGTTACACCTGATTTGGGGTTTGTAACTGTATCGTCAGTTATAGGCGTTAGACGTTGACTCTCTAAGTTAACGTTGGAAGCTGTTTGAGCTAGGGTGTCTGCTAGTAGTCTAGGTGAGACTTGAGGAGCAATTCCGCCAAACTGGATGAGTTTAAAATACGCCATATCATCTTAGATTATACACAATTATACTGGCGATTGCGGATACGCCAATCCAAAAAAGCCGCTCAAACATGTTGATACCCTTAGAATTTGCAATAGCTTTCTGTTCAACAGTTTCTACTCTGTTTTCTAAACGATCCATTCGCATAATAAATCTATCATTTTGCTTCAAAACTGTTGTTACCCTCTCTTCTATACGAGCAATAGCTACTATTGCATCAGATAATTTATCTAACTTGTTGTCTAGTTTCTCTAGCCTTTGAGATACGTCGTCGATCATTTATATTATGCTCCAATCATTTCCTTTAAACATTTCTGCTTCCGCTTCTCTTCTACGCACTAACCCAGCAAGAACTCGTCCGCCGGCTTTATTCCAGCGCATTATTTGTTCAGGAACATTGTCGTAATCTGAGGCGTTTAAAACACGAAGCATAGAACTTCGGGTTAGGTTTGAGGGTCCTAAATTGTAAGTCCATGAGACTAAAGCGTCAAATTGATTTTGTTCTAAGGGTACGGTTACAGCCTTTTCAACATACCCTTCATACTCAACTAGTTCTTCTTCTAACCAGTCTTCGGCTTGTTGTTGCGTACAAATATCCCCAATTTTTACATCTTTTGTACGACCATAAGCAATTGTAGGAACATCTACCGCGTCTAAATAAGTGCGTAATTTACACCCTTCAAATTTTTTTAATAGTGATACGCCTTCTTTAGACGTCTTCATCATTTTCTTTTGGGTTAGGTTTAATTTTATCTTCTTTGATAAAGTTTTTAACTTCTTCAGATATATGCATTTGAGCACTTTGTTTTACCTTTAAATCTACTGCAAGTTCTGCTATTGCGCCTTGCAATTTAATTAACACATTAAGAGAATCCATAACCCTTGGGGTTAGGTCTGTTAGGAGGTATTGCTCCCCATTAAAATTAACCGAATCAATTTTCGTTTCGTCTGACATAATTTACTCCTTTAATTGTCTTTATCAGGTGTATTTGAAGCACCAAAATAAAATGATATCACAGCAGACGCTAATCCACCAAGGTATCCGAGCACTAAATTGATAAGTGCTTCTGAATTCTGTTCGGGTGGCTGCAAAGTTACTAAAAATATGTAACCCATAAACCCACCAACAACAACTGTACCCATAATTCTAGCAGTCCAGTCTTTACTAAATGCACCTCGGGCAGCTTGTTTGTCTTGAACTTCGAGTTTAAATACATCTACTTCAAGCTCTTTCATCTGCAACTCAAACCCTTGCTCAGCTTTTTTAAGCTCTAACATTTGTTCCGGAGTTGCTGCTTGAATTGCGTTATTAATAGATTTGGGATCTGGTTGACATCCAAGAACTCCAGCTATAACCGCTGCTGCTTGACCGCCTAAAGGGCCGCCTAAAGCTGAACCGAGTGTAGGAGCCAGTGCCCCTACTACGTTCTTAATTAAGCTAAACTTCATTCGTCTTCTTTTTTAGGATCTTGAAGCTCGTCAGTTTGCTCATCAATATTTTCAACAACGGTAGTAATTACACCTTCGTAAGTTTCAGCTACTGTAGTAACAATACTGCTAACATCGTTTAAAGCTGATCCTGAAATGTTCCCAGCAGTTTTAACAGTAGTATCAATTGTGGTCATTGCAATGTCTTTTCCACCTTCTATAACTGCTCCAACTGTGGAACAAGAAGCCGCGAATAAACCAAGTAATGCCAATGCTATATATTTCATATGTTTCTCCTTAAATAAGATAGTAGCTGGTTATTGTACTATTAATTAGCTGCGATGTAATCAGTTCCAGTCGTAATTGCTGTAGTGTAACTAGACTTATCGTCTGAAGCACCCGCTACATCTGGGTCTGTGTAAGCCAAGATAACTTCAAGGTGGTCAACATTACGTTGTACCATCTCGTTGATTTCTGCTTGGGTCATACCCGCTACATTATAGGAACCACCATTTACAGCGTTGATAAGCGTTACGCTATCTGTTGCTGCTGTTAATACTTGTGCTACTGTTTGAGCCATTTTATTCTCCTTTGAGTGTTGCCACTTCTGTTTTAAGTGTTTCCACTTGGGTTGAAAGTTCTTGTATTGATTTAACTAACATAGGTACAAATTTTGCGTAAGTAAGACCATAAGCATCTTTATCCTCACTCATGTATGTTGTTAAGTTAGTTTCATCTTCTATTTTATGACCAAACTCTGCTTCTATTTCTTCAACATCTTGAGCTAAGAAACCTACATCTGTCCAACTTTCTTTGTGTGTGCCATCAGGAGTTTTTCCTTCTTCGTACTTGGCTCGTTTATCCCATTTATAAGTCACAGGCTCTAATTTATTAATAAAACTTAATCCCATGTCTAATGGAGTTACATCTGTTTTATCTCGTTTATCAGAAGCTACTGTCCAGTCAATTTGTATGTGTGCATTTGCTGCTGAAGCATTACCTATAACTATTCTATTTGATTGGGTTTGTAATAAGCCGCCTGGATTTCCAGAATTCCCTGCACCTAAACCTATACAAACATTATTACCACCAGTGGTAAGTCCTTCCGCAGTGCTTGAGCCTATACACGTATTTTCTACTCCTGTAGTACAAGCAGGTGCAGAACTTTTACCTACTGCTGTATTAGTATTTCCTGTAGTGCAAGCTACTAAAGCACTTCTACCAATTGCTGTGTTGTAATCTCCAGTAGTTAAGGCTGTCAGTGAGCTACTACCCACACAAGTATTTTCAAAAGCTGAAGTAGCAGCTACTGCTGATTGGTAACCTATAAATATATTGTTGTGTCCTGCTAGTGCACCGCCACCTGCGTCACTACCAATACATATTACTTGAGAGCAAGAGGCACTATTTGCACCATCCAAAGCTCCTTCTCCGATAGCTATGTTGTCTTCAGTGGTTGTTAGGGATGCTCCTGCGTTATTTCCTAGAAAGACATTACCATGCCCTGTGGTATTTGCTGCTCCTGCGTTTTGTCCAACAGCAACCATGTCATAGCCTGTTGTAGTCCCTGTTAAAGCACTTTTACCAACTGCTACATTATTAGCACCAGTGGTATTAGCGTATAAAGAATCAAAACCAACGGCAGTGTTATCACTTGCTGTAGTACCTGAATACATAGCTCCCGAACCAACCGCTACAAGATGCTCGCCTGTGGTGTTAACTCTTGCTGCTGTATAAC